CCGTGTCAGCCATATGATAACAAAAATGTGGATGGACGGTCCAAACGGCTACGGAAAACTTAAAATACTCCCAACACCAATGGGCAACATAGTTCAATCCATGCTTCAGTCCGGAGTAAAATTAGGTGTATCAAGCAGAGGTAGCGGCGAAGTCGACAGTGGTGGTAATGTGCAGGGATTTGAGATTATCACAGTTGACATAGTGGCACAACCCAGCGCCCCGGGAGCATATCCTACACCAGTTTATGAAAATTTAATGAACGCAAAAGGTGGTTTTAAGGCATACAAATTAGCACAGGAAGTACAAGGCGACACAAAGGCACAGAAATACATAGCAGAGAGTCTGAAACAATTAATTTCTACTCTCAAATAACAGTAGGAGAATCACATGCTAGATTTCGTAAAACAATTATTTGAAAACTCTGTGATTTCTGAAGAAACTAAATCGGAAATTGAGACTGCCTGGGAACAGCGTATTCAAGAGAACCGCGAACAAGTCGCCGAGGAGTTGCGTGAACAGGTTACCAAACAGGTTACCGAACAGGTCACCGAACAGGTCACCGAAGAGGTACGTGAACAAGTGACTGCACAACTCCGAGAGGAATTCGCGCAAAAATATGAATATGACAAAAATGCCATGGTGGAAGCTGTGGAAAATATGTTGACAGATAGATTGCAAGCTGAACTTAAAGAGTTCGCTGAAGATCGTCAGGGATTGATCGAAGCTCGACTAAGATATCATAACAAAATGAAAGACGATTCTAAAACCTTAGAATCATTTGTGCTTCAGAATCTTAAGAAAGAAATAGTAGAACTTCAAAATGACCGCAAATCTGTGGCTGAAAATGTGCAGAATCTAGAATCTTTTATCGTTGATGCATTGGCTAGAGAAATAGCCGAATTCCACAATGATAAGAAAGATCTCGCAGAAACCAAAGTTAGGCTGATCAAAGAAAGTCGCCAAAAATTCGAAATGTTACAGAAAGCATTCTTGACAAAGTCTGCTCGAGTTGTTGAACAAGCGATTTCCAACGGTCTAACCAAAGAAATGGCACAGCTGAAAGAAGATATCGAACAAGCTCGTAAAAACGATTTTGGTCGTAGAATTTTTGAAAGTTTCTCCAGCGAATTCAGTGCCAGCTATCTAAACGAGAAAACAGAAACTGCAAAACTAATGAAATTAGTCAAGCAGAAAGATGTCGAGCTCGAAGAAGCTGCAAAGATCGTGGCAGAAACACAGAAAGTCCTAGAATCTAGAGAAGCTCAGTTGAAAATTTCTAAAGATTTAGCCAACAGAAAAGAAATCATGGGTGAACTTTTATCTCCGCTGGCCAGAGATAAAAAAGAAATCATGAAAGAATTACTTGAATCCGTGCATACAGACAAATTAGTCATAGCATTTGACAGATATTTGCCAACAGTTATGGACAGTTCAAATGGAAAACCAAAAAAGGCATTGACAGAATCAAAGCAGGAAAAATCACAGGCGAAAGAAATCACAGGCGACAAGCAGGCACAAACCATGAGCGGTGAAGAAAAAACCGCTGAAATATTTGACATCCGCAGGCTTGCGGGACTAAAAGTTTAAGGAGAACTATAATGTCACAACTACTCGAGTCACGCTGGTCGGAAACCAAAGACGCCCTTTTAGAAGGCCTCCAAGGTAACAAGCGTACAGTTATGGCAACTACTCTGGAGAATACCCGCAAGTATCTGTCAGAGAGTGCCACAGCTGGAGCTACTTCCGCTGGCAACGTTGCAACCCTAAATCGTGTGATCCTTCCAGTGATCAGACGTGTGATGCCCACGGTCATCGCTAATGAATTAGTTGGCGTTCAGCCAATGACTGGTCCTATCGGACAGATCCACACTCTGCGTGTGCGCTATTCCGATAGCTTTAACAGCACAACAGGAACTGATACAACAGCTGGTGAAGAAGCATTAAGTCCATTCAAGATCGCAGAAGGCTATTCCGGTTCTGCAGCCACAGACAGAGCAGCCAGCACAGCCGCTCTTGAAGGTGTTGCTGGTAACAAACTCAGCATCCAGATCTTGAAGCAAACAGTGGAAGCCAAAACTCGTAAGCTCAGCGCACGCTGGACTTTCGAAGCTGCACAAGACGCACAAGCCCAACAAGGCATTGATGTCGAAGCAGAAATCATGGCTGCTCTTGCCCAAGAGATCACAGCTGAGATCGATCAAGAAGTTATCGCTTCATTGAGTAGCCTAGCTGGTACAGCTGCCTTGACCTATGATCAGGCTGCTGTTTCTGGTACAGCTACATTCGTTGGTGATGAGCATGCTGCACTAGCTGTTCAAATCAACCGTGTTGCTAACTTGATCGCACAGAGAACACGTCGTGGTGCTGGTAACTACGCTGTGGTTAGCCCAACAGTGCTAACACTGCTGCAAAGTGCCACAACTAGTGCTTTCGCAAGAACCACAGAAGGCACATTCGAAGCTCCAACAAACACCAAGTTCGTTGGAACATTGAACAGTGCAATGCGTGTTTATGTCAACGGTTATGCAACATCCGATGATGTTCTAGTTGGTTACAAAGGTTCTAGCGAATCGGACGCACCGGCGTTTTATTGTCCGTACATCCCTTTGATGAGCAGTGGTGTTGTTTTAGATCCATCCACTTTCGAACCAGTCGTAAGCTTTATGACCAGATACGGT